ATATGAGGAAGATAAATGGCACTCTGTAGATGGATACTGTGAGATTGGCTCGAATATAATTGAATGGTTTGGATTAGATACCGAAGAAAAAATAAGGGGAAGGAAGAGAGATATTTGCTTCGTAAACGAAGCTACAGAAATCACTTATGATGAATTTGTTCAGTTATCACTCAGAACAAGTGAGAGAATGATACTCGACTTCAACCCATCACTATGGAACTCCTATCTATACGATATGGAAAAACAGGATGATACATTTTATTCTGTTGTTACATTTAGAGACAATCCATTTTTACCACAGACACAGATTGATGAGATATTGAAGCTCAGAGAGCGTGACCCCAATCTGTGGAGGATTTTTGGTGAAGGTATCAGAGGCATTCCCACAAGAATGGTGTTTACTCATCAGCAAGTTTATATGGACTTACCATCACACGCAAAACTATTGGGATATGGAATTGACTGGGGATATTCTGACCCATCAACACTCGTAGCAGTACATTCCACAGGAGATAGCATCTATTGTCAGGAATTATTGTATCTGAAGAATGTGACCATTCCTGATTTTATTTATAAAATAAAAGAATTACCTGTAAATCTTACAGATGATTTTATTGCTGACTCAGCAAATCCCCAAGCAATCGAAGAATTAAGACGAGCAAATATCAACTGTAAACCTGTAAAGAAATCCTCAATACTCAGGGGAATAGACTTGATAAAGAGAAGTAATTTCTATGTTCATAATATGTCAAAGAATTTACAGAATGAACTGGTCAATTATTCTTGGAAGATAGATAAGAATGGAAATAATCTTGATGAACCGATTGATTCCAATAACCACTTGATAGATGGTATTCGCTATGTTTTAGAGATGAAGGTTGCGAGACCTGCTCAAGTTTATGTTTATTAAAAATTATATTTATTGATATGGAACGATATATAACCCACAATGGTAAAAAGTTCGAAATAAAAGAACCAACCATTCAGAATTATGCGAATGTGATGAAGCTCAGAGACCTTCTGAATGACCAAGAATTATATGTAAAACTAATTTGTGAATTAACAGAACTTAGAAGAGAAGAAGTAATTGAAGCCTCCATTGATGACATCAACAAAGTAGGAGAAGTCATCAACAAATTTTTCAGCAATTCAAACAAAGAAATATTCTATGAGATAGAATACCGAGGGATTAAATACAACTTGGTAGATGTATATAAGATTTCATTTGGACAATTCGTGGACATCGATACATTCCTCACCAAAGATGAAGCATACAAACTTAATAACTTGAATGAGTTGGCTTCATATCTATATCTTGAAAAAGGTAAGACATATTCTGAAATTGATTTTAGAAAACAAAAGGAGATATTCTCAGAACTTCCAATGAAGTATCTCGAAGGAGCAATTTTTTTTTTAGTAAATTTAGGTCTAATCTTAGCACCTCTTACGGAGATTTATTCCAGGAGCAAGTTCCTGTGGATGATACTCAAACTGACTCTTCTTTTTCAGCTCACTGGGGATGGTATTCCGCCATATCCCATCTCAGTCAAGACAAAGTTTGGGAAATTTCTAAAGTTACTAACCTACCCCTTGTGGCTTGCCTTAATCATCTTGCCTACCTCATTGATGTGGCTAAAGAGAAAAATAAAAAGCAAAAGAGCGAATAAGTAATGGCTTTTCCTAATTCATTATCTGGTTTAACATGGTGGACGGTATTTTCAAATCCTTCAGATTTGAATCTATCAGGAAATTTTATTATTAGTGCGATTGACCAAAATGATGGAAATACACTTTTTCGTTCCAAGACAAGTTCTGAATTAAGATTTCAGAATAATATAATCTCGTTATGTGATACGGATTATCAAGGTGGAACAGGTTCAAATGGATTGTCAATATTCTCATCGTTAGATGGAGATTTTCCAAGTTTATCTTCTTCCACAACTTTTACATTCTTTTCAAGATTTTATTTTTCAGGTGGACAAGAAACTTCCCTATCTTCTTCAGATAGTGGGGGTGGACAGGTCAACGCGGATTTATATAATTCAACAACTGTTCCTTATAGATGGTATCAATTCAAATTCACACCAGCAGGAACATTGGAGTTCAACGCATGGGTTGACCCAACAACAAGCTCAGGATTCGGAAATATTAATATCACTCCTTCACTAAATACTTGGTACGACATAGCATTTAGAATTACAAATAATGGAGCTTCAGCAACCTATGACTTATTCGTTAATGGTGTTCTAACCGGTACAACAAATGTCGGAACAACTCCTGTTCCACCAGCAATTCCACCAGGTCAAATTCAAGGAAATACTTCAGGACCATCAGCGGTTGCGATTGCGGAACAATTTTGGTTTAACAGAACATTAAGTAATGCTGAGATAAAAGATATGTTCGATTATCTCTCACAAAGATATCAAACGCCTCCATGTCCAACTCCTACTCCAACTGAAACTCCAACCTCCACCCCAATTGCTTCTCCAACACAAACCCCAAGTGTCACTCCGACAAATACTCAAACCCCTACGAGAACTCCAACCAACACTCCAACAAATACAAGAACACCATCAGTCACCCCAACAAATACAGCCACACCATCAGTAACACCAAGCCACACTCCGACTCCATCTGTTACTCCTCCGATACCAACTCCAACAGCAACACCGATACCATCTTATGAAATCAACTTCAAAACAATTGCTGATTCATTACAACAGATGGCAACCCTACATAAGCAGATTAACTCTTATGGATTAGGGGACACAGACCAAATGTCATATTGGACACAGATGAGATTGGATGAAGATAATCCAACATTCGAATCCCCATTCTTTCCGTTATTATACATTGTTCCATCAAGAGTTCTCAATGGTCTTAGATATAAGAATTGGGAGTTCAATATGATTATGTCTGATATTGTTGATAGAGACCTAACCAATCAGGTTGATGTTCTCTCTGATACATTACAGATTTTACAAGATGTGGTAAGTCAATACAGATTATCTGTTGATGAAATATATGGTTGTTATAACAACAAATACTATGTCGATGAATCAGTACAGTTTATTCCATTCTTGGAAAAGTATTCTGACCTAACGAATGGTTGGAATGCTATTATGAGAATAAACACAATGACACCTCTTGATAGATGTGCTGCCGCATTTAATGTTTTCACAGGAACTCCAATAGTTCATGACACAATTAACTTTAAGACATTTCATGATGATTTTAGATTGTTAGCTGACCATCACAAACAATTAAATTCATTTGGATTTGGAGCACTTGAAGATTTATCTTATTGGACTGAATCAAGACTAAAACAAGATAACCCAACTTATGAATCGCCATTCTTCCCATTGTTGTATGTTGTTCCAAGTGACGCAACACAAATCATAGAAGAGAATGGAAGTTCATTTACTCAGTTCGATTTCAATGTGATTGTAATGGATATCTTGGATAGAGACCTAATAAATCAGGTTGATGTTCTATCTGATACAAATCAAATTCTCGATGATATTATTTCTCAGTTTAGATTATCTGTTAGAGATAGTCTTGGTTGTTTCAATCAAAAATATTATTTGGATGACCCTGTAGAGTGTCAACCATTTATGGAACAATATTCTGATTTATGTGGGGGATGGTCAGGATTATTAAGAATTAAAGTGATGACACCTCTTGATAGATGTGCTGCCGCATTCGATTCATTCTTGACACCTACTCCAACTATTACACCAAGTCCAACTTCCTCATCAATACCATCACCGAGTGTTACTCCAACAAATACATCTACTGAAACTTCCACTCCTACGCCATCAATTACGAATACACAAACACCAAGTCAAACCTCAACACAAACTCCTACAAACACTCCAACAAATACTCCAACAAATTCTGAAACCCCAACAATGACTCCTACAAACACTCCAACAAATACATCTACTCAAACTAGTACACCTACTCAAACAACTTCAGAAACTCCAACAAATACTCCAACAAATTCTGAAACCCCAACAATGACTCCGACAAACACTTCGAGTGAAACACCTACTCCAACTCCTACGAATACTGAAACTCCAACTCAGACTCCTTCTGAGACCCCTACAAATACGCCAACTAACACAGAAACCCTAACTCAGACTCCTACCAATACTTCAACTCAAACTCCTACAAATACGCCTACTCAGACTAGTACACCTACAAACACTCCGACAAATACTCAAACGCAAACCCCGACCAATACTAGCACAAATACACCCACTCCATCTGTCACTCAAACGAGTACTCAAACTAATACACCTTCACAAACTACTACAAAGACACCAACCCCGACTCCGTCTTCAACTCCACCAACTTTTAGTCCATCAGGTTTAACCAATCTCCAATATTGGTTTATGGCAAATTCAGGTGCTACAGCTTCGAGTTGGACTAACTATGGATTGTTAGGAGGAACAATTAGTCAATCTACAGGTGCTAATCAACCTCAAGTTGTAACAGGACAAACACTTGGAACATTTACTGGTACTTGTGTTCAATTTGATGCTTCGAGAGATTATATGGACACAACTCACACAAACACATCATTCAGTGCGGGAACATATTTCTTCGTTATGGATGTTGCTAATAGAAATGCTGCTGGTTGGTCAATATTCCAAAGAACAAGTTCAGGAGGGAATACAGTTTGGGATTATCAAAATTATAACAATGCGACCTCTGCTGTTTCAAGAAAATCTCCTGCTGCGAGAACTCTCAATAACAATTATACAGGAAAAATAATTTTTGGTGCTTCGGGAGATACCACAGAATTTTTAGCACAGGTAAATGATGTCGTTGGTGTTAGCGGAAACACAAGTTATACCGCATCCACAGTTGGATATTTTTCAGTTGGTTATGATGCGGGTGTAACTTTAACTCAAACAATGAAAGTATTCGAAATAATTGGTTACAATAGAAAACTCACAAGTTCAGAATATGCTTCAGTAATGTCTTATCTGAAGAATAAATATCAATACAGCTCTTGGTAAAATGGCAGTAAGTTATATAATATTTTTGGAGGAACAGGAGGCTATAGACCTCATTGACCAAATAAATCTATGTAAAGGTTGGCCAAGTGAAGGCACAAATACATGGATGGTTGAACCTGATATTATGTGTGAGTTCGATTTACAAACCGGCGATAAAATTAATATAGGATATGGTATTTTTATAAACGAGAGAGTTTATGATTGTCTAAATTCAGAACAAAAGACTGAAGTTTTTGATTTACCATCAAACATAAACACCTGTGAGTGGGAACCAATAGTTTAATGAAATGACAGAAGCGGCAGCAACAAGACTCGGAGAAATTTTTGTCAACTTCCTTAAGAAAAGGATGAGAGAAAAAATTTATCCTTATGGAAACCCTGATGTGAAAGGTGTTGGAAATAAGGTTGCTTCAGGAGACTTATATAAATCCATCCAATTCAAAGTTGTTCAAATCGGTGATGATTCATATTCCATAGAATTTAATTCGTTAGATTATTTTGAGTATGTAAATCGTGGTAGAAGACCTGGTGCGAAAAGAGTTCCATTGGATGAATTATTAAAATGGATATCCATAAGAAAAATTAAACCTCAGGGATATAAAGGTAGAGGTCGATATCCAATCAAGAACAAACTATCCTTAGGATATGCCATTCAACAAAATATATTTAAGTATGGGATTAGACCTTCAAGACTTATAGATAAAACTTATGATTCTCTCGAAGCATTTTTCCAAAATCCCCCACCAAATCTCCAACAGGAATTGGGAGAAGTTTTTAATATGATTGAACAAGATATAAATGTATTGATTGAGAATATAATAAATAATCCCCAACCGAAATGAGTTTAGACCTATCATTATTACAAAGTCCACTACCTGTTACAGAATCACATTC